TGTATGTATCCTGAGCATAATCAACTAGATCCGGATAACCCTAATTGTGAAGAATCATCAGCGTATCCTGCAGATCCTGATTCCGAATATGGTTGGGAAAAATTATTTAGTGAAAGATTATTTTTAGCTTATAGTAGAAACTATGGTATCCCAGTTAGAATCGCACGCTTTCATAATATATTTGGACCATTAGGTACATGGGATGGTGGTAGAGAAAAAGCTCCAGCTGCTATTTGCCGTAAAGTAATTCAATCAGATGGTGAGATTGAAATATGGGGTGATGGTAAGCAGACCAGAAGCTTCCTATATGTAGATGAATGTGTCGAAGGTGTTAGAAGATTGATGGAATCAGATTTTTCTGATCCTGTAAATATTGGATCAGATGAAATGGTGACTATTAATCAGTTGGTGGATATTGCATCTAGCATTGAAGGTAAAGAAATTACCAAAAAACATATTGACGGACCGCTTGGCGTAGCTGGTAGAAATTCAGATAATAAACTTATTAAAGAGAGTATTGGCTGGGTGCCAGATTATCCTTTAGCTAAAGGAATAGAACAGACTTATAAGTGGATTAAAGAGCAAGTTAATTTAAAATAAGATATGGTAATTAAGCAAGGAGTATACGACGGTAATTTTATTCATAATAGATTTGCATACGAGCAATTTCGTAAAGAAGTTTCTCCGTATGGTAATATTGTAGCTTTTAGAGCTCCAATGTATGTAAAAGATGCATTAATTGATCTTGAAGATACTTTATCTAACGACTTTATTCATAGTCAAGATGCTATTAATTTTTGCTGGGAAATTCCCGGGCTGTGTCCTTTAGGTGCTGTATCGTTTCAACGCTTGTTTAATACAGCAATAGCTAATATGTTATCAAGATTTATTAAGAAGGGTATAGTTATTGATGGTGATGATCTAATGGTGCAAGATGAGTTTGTAGGTACAGATGAAAAGGTCAGAAAAGCGGGTAAGGTTAGTGTTTCTATTACCTATTCAAAAGATAATGTTACTCTTGGTCATACGGGTATTAATATTATTGCAGGTGATAAAGCACCGCCGTTTGCTTATTCTTCAAATTTAACTGATGATCAAGTAAATGATTTTATGCTTAATGTTATTGACTATTTTAACGCTGAGGTAAAGGATCAGTTTATTGCGACTACTAAAATCATTGTATGAATTTTTTTCAGCTTCAAAATAAATTATTTTATTCTAAAAAGGAAAACGCTGGTGAGTTAGATTCAGAAGGTGAACAAGCTTTTGTTCCGTTCCTTTTTAATAGATGGCTTTCCTTTTATAGTAAGGAACTACCTAGTTTTGTTAATGAGACACTTAATAAATTTGGTGGTGTATTTGATGATAAGCAAGAAACTTATAAACTGTATTATTATCTAATTCCTAGACTTAAATGGAAGAAGATATCTTATATAAAGAAGAAGAAAAAAGAGCAAGACGAAATAGAAGGTCTTTATAATATTGCTAAAAATAAAAATATCTCTACTAGAGAAATGCTTCAATACGTTGAATTAGATAAAAATTTACGTAAATAGCTGTATGGCAATGGCTAGTATAGATAATTTGGCACCTACAAAAAGCTTAATTGATTTAAGTAATCCTGATGCAGGTGAGTTTGGAATTGACGATTATGAATTAGATTTTATTTTCGATGATATTCTGTTAATTGAGTATGTAGATGAGACAGAGCATGGAGATGTTATGAAAGGTGGCATTGTAGTTCCATCTAATGCTCTTAATAAAGCATGGAGAAAAGGAAAAGTTATTTTATCAGGGCCTGATGCAAAATACACTAAAGAAGGTGACATTGTTATTTTTCCAAATAACATGGGTGTTACAATTTCTGGTGTTACTATTACCGGTAAAGGGAAAGTAAAAAAAGGAGTATTCTTAAACGAAGAGAGAATGTTCGGCATCTGCAAGCTCAAAGATGATAATACAGAAAGCAACTCTTGATAGTCTACTTCAAAATAATGTACTTGAAGTTAGGTTTCCTAGAAGAATAGTTAAGCCTGGATTAGCTGCTACTAGAAGAATGCTCTGCACCAACTCGTTAAAGCTTTTAAATTCAGTTAACGGTAGAATTTCGTTAAACTATTTCGCTCCTAAAGGCCCGCCTAAGCCTTATCTCGGTCCAGATAATCTCGCTGTTGCATGGGATATATTAATGCAAGATTATAGAAATATAAATTGCAATCAAGTAGATTTAATTCAAGAAATTCCTGCTAATGAGGACTTTTGGGTTTATTTTAATGAAAATATATATCCGATGTCCGCGCAACAAAAATTTAATTTTATGAATTCATGAATATAAGCTTAGAAAAAGTAACTGATTTTTTAAAACCCTTTTTATTAAAAGATATTATAATAAGAACAGATAAAAAAGTTCTTAAGAAGGGTAAATTTATGATTTTTCAAATTAAACAATATTATATTAATTTTACTTTAGAAATAAACGGTGTTAATAAAAACTACGAAATACCATACCCTTATAGACTTCAAAATGATGAAGATGTAGGAGTACTTAATTATCATTTAAGCTCGTTTATACCTACAAAACAAATGACAAGAGTGAAATTTTTAGATAGTTCTTCAAAATCCAAGCTATATGACAACCTAGTGTATATATTGCCATCAGATGGAAGTATTATATAATAAGGTGTGTTAGGTGGTTTGTTAAAAAGTTTTCCGGATAGTTATACTCCGAATCCTGCTCAGGTAAAGTTATTAAAAAATATTGATCAGGCTTTTACTGATGGTTATAAATTTGTTGTATGTAACGCTCCTACTGGCTCGGGTAAGTCATTTATATCAAAGACAGTAAGTAATGTGTCACGAGAGACAACTAAAGAATTTAGAGAGTTAGTAACTAATTATTTAGCATATAGAAGAACACATGGCGGAGGATATGCGTATGAAGATGAATGTAATGAAGAACAATCTTTTGGCTGTACAGCTTTAACTATTACTAAAGCATTACAAGATCAATATAAAGAGTTATTTAACGATACAAAAGTATTAAAAGGTAAATCAAACTATCAATGTGAAGTAGATGATAAATTTACAGTAGAGCTAGCCCCTTGTTTGCATTTACCTAAGATGAAAGAAGAGTGTTGGGCTAAAAATAAATGCCCATATTATGA